TTTAAACTCCACCCAGGCATCTGCCCGGGAAAACCTTAGCTTAGAGCCAAGGACCGAGGTTTGGCCACGTTAACACGTGGCCACGTCTCGTTCGCGGTGGAAGAAACCGGCCACGGAGCGCCTCTCTACCGAGAGAAAACTCCGTAACTTTACCAGAAAGGAATGCCGTGAGGCATCCCAGTTGGCTGGTTTCAAACATTTTTGCTTTTACCTCCCTATAACGGAAGGTATATCCGGACCAACCATTGTAAACCCTATCTCTAGGGCTTACTCTATCTTCTTGTCGCGAGACGAGTCGATAGATGGAAGGGGTCGCTCTGTCGAAATCGGCAGAGAAACCGACGTCACCAAATCCCTCTGGGATGAGATGGCGTTCTTGCGCTTTAACCGCCGATAAACAGCGGAGCCAAGCCGGTAACAACCGTACGTCGCAAGACAAACCGCCTTTACGGCGATTAGCCCATCGGCGAAGGTTGTTAGCATAGATGTAACAGATTGTCGGGAAATCATGGTGTAAACTCCTAAAGAAAATAGGTCTTACATTGTTTCCCCCGAACCAATCTGTTCCACAGCTCTCGTGAAATAGACCCTTGCCAAAAGTCTTCTCACGGTTCACACTAAAGCCGAGAAACTCTAGTGTTCTCTGGACAAGCTCTCTTGCTACATTCGGAAAGATTAGGTCATCGCCATAAGCGAGGACATCTTCAAACCGATATGGTTGATCAAGTGCTTTTAGGCACCCAATCACGATACCATAAAAAATTATGGTCTCTAGCTCGAAAGTATATCCATTCCCCATGCTTGACCACTTCTGAAGCGATATCTCTTCCTCATCCACTCGAGTCTTATCGACCCTAGCGAAATGAAGAAGATCGCACCAGTTGTAATCGAGCAACAACCATACAGCCTCACGGCTGATGGTGTCACTAGCACTAGAGAGATCCATGGTACACAAATCGTCCAAGTGAGCTCTTTTGGAGAGCATCTGGTTATGATCTTGAGTACCTAGATCGAGACCAAAAACACTTAACTTTTTTCGTAATAGCGCACCGATCCCCAACTGAACATAAATGTTCAAATCAGGTTCAATGCATATTACGCGATCAGTCTTAGCATTTTTGGGAACAGTTGTCAGCTTTGAACATTGTGTCAGAGAGATCTCTGGCACACTCTGCTTCCAGTATTCCGGAAAGCAAAATGTTCGAAAACTGGCAACCCTCGGCGTCGCGTCGATTTTACGACGGGAATACTTGGTTCCCTGAGTCACGACACCTGAAAGAGACGTCGTTGCGCCTGGGCCGAATCGCATATTTCTCTCGGCAAAACCGAGATCTGACCGTGTTAACGGTCCGAGAATTTCTCTGATAGTCTCCCGCGCATGATGAATGGCGGAACGGATATCAGTGGTAACAGAAATGTTACCTTCAAGAAATCCAGAAATACGCTCATTGGCCTCAGCACATTGACGCTCGCTCGTACGAAACTTCTCAATGGCTACACTACGCCGATCGATGTTCAGCGGCAGTCTTGGGTTCTTTTGCATGACCGATGTCACTAAATAATCGTCCGCAAAAGCGGAATGATCATTATAGTTAATCGGATCACACTTAAGCTCCACAAGATCCTGCCACTGTCCACTGACAGCGAGCATATAGACCATTTGGCTCCGTGCCGAGGCTATGTTTTCACATAGCTGAAGCAGCAGACCTATCTCGAGCTCAAGAACTCGAGAGTTATGGCTAACGCTCATAGCTGGGTCACCTTGCATTGTTAGTTAAATCCGTCCGACTAGATAGTTTCAGGGCCCCTTTCAGGGTCCTGGCTGATTCCGTGGAATTTCACAGAGAGATTTCGTTGTCTATCGACAATAAAACCATCCTGGAGTTCTACGGGACCATACTTGCTATCCCAAGCTTTTGTTCCATAAAGGAAGCGCTCGTACAGACTCGGCAGAATTTCTTCCGATCCGTCTGAAGCGAGTAGTCGGCCAAATCCAGTCTCAGTCGGGAGCGGCGGGAGAGGTATTTCTACCTTTTTCGTCACTCTTGCCTGAGTACTGGATCGGGGTGAGAACATATACGGAACGTATACGTATAACACCCCTTCGTTGTTATCACTCACTGCGAATGGTCTCCCTGCATTAAATGCCAGGTTTGCCACTTTTAGTGAATGTCTTTGCGCCGGCGTGAGGCTAAAAGCCTCTTTACCAGGACATAGATTATTCCTAAGATCGACAAAATCCGTGACATAAATGACTCGAGAGAACGTTTGGTAGATCATGATAACTCCTAGCGGATGTTAACTAACGCAGAAAGTGAGATAGGATAACTTCTATCACACATAAAGGTCCGAACCGTTTGTAAATTAATACATCGGATCCAGATCTTTCACGACGGCTTTCACCTGCGTGTTCTGCAATGCATTAGCGACGAAGGCGTGCAAATCTGCACGCTCCAGCGCTGTCATCGTATCAGGGATTACAAAGTAACCCCGGAAACGACCAGTGTACGCCACTGAATTGATCCCGTTGACCGTCTGCAAAACAGGCAAATCAACATCAAGATCAACGCGATTCGTTGTCCGCTTAGCCGAAGCGGCGGAGTAACGAACAGCAAGCTTCGGAAAGCCAGCTGACACCGCGGGAGTTCTCTCTGTAAAGACAGAACTCTCTGGTGCAACACGTTCAGGTGCGAACGACTTCGCCACAGGTGTGGCAGCTCCATTGTTAATGGAGAGGGCGCCCGTAATTTGGGACATGGATAAACTCCAAGGAATGGTCCTTAACGGACCTTAAGTGTGGCAAAATTACCACCGCGTAATTGCGAGATTAGTGCCAAACCATTTGTTACTGCTAAGAGAGACTCACTCGGCTTATATCTAAGCCGAGGGAAACCGAGATAGTTGGCTGCAGGCTTCCTTACGGAAGACTTAGTCCAACCTTCGCAGTGTCCTGTTAAACCCTTTCCAACGGCTCGAATCGACTTGAGGCCAAACTGGGACTCGAAGACAAGAATGTCCTCGACCCCTGATAAAGCATCAAGAGATTCTAGGAACTTCCCGACAGGGAAGATCCAGTCGAAAACGAAAGAGTAAGGAATGAGCTCCCAAATTAGTAACGCAGGGTTAAGCACACCAACCTGAGACAGCTGCTTTAAGGTAGCGTCTCTGATAACATATCGAACCTTCTTCTTGTTGTACGAGTACTCATACCAGTGTTTAGTGGCGTACTGGACTTCTTCAGTCCACCACCACTCAACAAAGGCTTTTTGTGACACGTACATTGGGAAGCCGGAACGGATCTTGACGGCTAACGCCTCAGCAGATCCGTAAATGTCGTTCATCAAAGGCCGGACACCATATTGGTATTCAAGCCACCGATTGGCGACACTCTTTTCGAGTTTGTTAGCAGGTTTGGAAATAGCCTTCACAAGTGAAGGTATCGCCTTACCAGGATGGAGCGAGCGGAAGGTTTTAACTACATCCGTCATCAGGGATACTGCCAATTTGCTAGTTTGGCGGTATTCCCCCAATGACTGAGCGAGGTTAAGATTAGAGTCTCGTATCTTCAATCGCAATTTGCCATTCACAATTCCCCCAGCTTCCGTCAGCCTTGTCGGCGTCGTAGAAACTGAGCCTGGAACAGCAACTTTGATAAAGGGTCCGATCCACCACTCTTGTCCTGCGCTCGTATCCGGACCAACCCATAGTGATATGGTTTGGTACATTTCTTCCTTAGTCCCGTTAAACGAAGTCCAGTCTCTCTGCAAGACCGCAGGTTTCGCACGTTTCACAGTCGAAGTCTTGTTCCCATTACCGTAATACATGTAATGAGAATCGACAACGCTGGATGTTACGATTCCTGATGGTCTTGACCGATAATACCGGACAACATTTGTGGGATGTAGGTTGAATGAATAGGACATAGCTAAGCGGTTTAGGGGAAACCGAAGGACCAGGATTATCC